GATACGCTGGCGGCTCGCTGATCACAACAATCTGTTTCGTTGCGTCTTCGTGACCACTGTAAATTTCGCAGAACGCCTGCGCAAGTTTCATCTGCGTTCCGTTGGCATCGAAGCAATTGCTTTCAGCGCCCTTGCGCGCTTCGTATGCCACCTGTTGGTCAAACGTAACGTAGCCTTCGGTTCGCGCGGCATTCCACACTATATAAGCAATGCGAGTAGGCACAGCTTTCGGCATATCGTCAAGCGGATTGCTTTGCTTCGCGATCACCGCCCCCTCAATCATTGGCACGTCACCTGCATTCCAAATGCAAGCGCTTGACGCGTCGCAAATAGCGGGCTGGATACACTGATTGAAAGCGCAGTTGCGCGCGTAGGGCGGTTTATCGGTCATCAATAGCGCCCTCGATTTTCGGGGTTGATTAGCGGCGTCCGGATCATGCCCCATGGATTGAAGCGAACCGGAATGATCCACTTGTAAGAGCGATCAAGCGGCGTTGTGATAACGATGAACCCGGTTTCCCGATCGTATTGCGCGAATGCGGCGGGCTGCGGGCCGATGTCATCCATGGTTATATGAGCCGGGCCAATATCCTGTAGCGATAGGCGTTGCGGAATATAGAAACGGCAATAACCGTGATCGCGCCAGAAATCGCGCTGAACCTGATCACGCTTCCATTCGCGTTCAATCGCGAAATGCAACGTGTCGTGATCGGTGGTTTCGTCATTCATGCGAAGCATCACTGTTTCACCTTCAACACAGCGCCAAGCAAGGTCACGCCACCGGAACGAATTTCCGCCAACGTTCGCAGTTTTTCCGTGTAACTATAGGTAAGCGCGTCCGCGATTTCTTCCGCTTGATCGTTCGTGATGTGCCACGTTTTAACGCGGCAGCGTGCGTGATGTGCCGCGCGTCTGTATTCGATGAATGGCTTAAGCGCGGTCATCACTACACCTTTCAAATTCGGTGCCCGGTCAAAATGAGCAACTTGGAGGACAACAAATTTTGACCGGGCTAACACTGATGGGCATATCAGCGTTATTGATATTTCCACAACTCGGTTCGCTTCGACGCAATGCACCGTTCGCGCAATTCAACCGGCAATCCCGATCCGTCGCAATCATACTCGCGCAGGGTGTTGCCGTGGCCGGGCTTGCCCTTGAACGGATGCGCTTGACCGCTTGCAGCTTCGAACACGCGGAACAGGTACGCGCCTTTGCGACCATGGCACCGCACATAAAGACCGGTCACTAGTTCCGGTGCGTAGATTGTTGCCTGATAGATGACTTTCATTGTTCGCTGGCCTTCGGCTGCTGATCCAACCAAGCGCACAACTCGGTTTCGGTTGCAAATTGCGCGATGATGGCAGGGCGCTTGCCGTCTTTCACGTCGGCATCGCTAACCGTTTCGGCATCGCGAACGACATAGCGGCGATCGTATTGGTGGACGACTTCGAACGTGAACGCGGTGTCGCGCTCAACCGTCCGGATGCTGTAAACGGCGAACCGCGAGCGGAACCCCTCCGGAATTGCGCTTTCCAACTCCGTACCGCGCACCAAATGCGCGCGGTCATTCGACGGGGTAACGGTTCGCCAGTTCAACAGCATCGGTTCAGCCTTTCCGATCTTCGGTTGCGACCTTGCGGGCAGCGTTGGCGAGGTATTCGCCCAAAGCCTTGTTGGAATACGTTGCTTGCGAAAGCAGCGCACGAACCGGCATTTTCGCCATTTCCGCGCTACGCTCGAAAAGAGCGGGCAGCACGTAAGCATCGGCAACAGCGACACCGAAGCGGGCGGCGAAAGTGACGAATTCGTTATGCATCTTAACTCCGATGGTTGGGGCGGAATTGCCGTGAACCATTACGTAATTGATAGCGATGAAAATTGCGATGGTCAAGCGCTGATTGTTGCTTCGGTCGATTTTTCTTTTGCGTCTTCATAACTACGCCAAACGCACGTCGGTTCATTGTTTTTGTGATGCACCACGCGGTAACGAAAGCCGGGCACGCACTGTCGGGCCAAGACTTCCTTGGCATAGTCGATTGCGACTGAACTGAAGCCAAGCGCCGCGATGGTCTCGAAATGGTGCTTTCCGGGCCAACAGCACTGCACAAAGTAGTCGAGACCATAATATTTGCTTGTCTTGCGCATGGCGAGATATCCCCCGGCCTTGTGGAAAGTAGGCGGAAAGTATGATAAGATGGAAACGAAGCACTAAACCCGAACTAGGACCATCTAGGTTGTATTTGGAATAGCGATGAATATTGCGATGGTCAAGAGCTATTCCACGCCAAACGCGGACGTGATCGGTTGGCGCGCTTTCGGGCTATCCGATAGCGTTAAGCCGTGGAAACCGGAATTTTTGACGCGTGAACAATGGCCCCCGAATTACAAGGCTGTTTATGCGTGGCGTTTGCAGCAATTGCACAAGTTGCGATCGAACCCCGCATTGCTCGCGAGTGCGAAGGCGTATTATCGCAAGCGGCCCAAAGAATTCATCATGCATTGGATGGATACTTATGACCCGCGTCGCAAAGGTTCAAAGTGGATACCGTTTGTTTTCTTCAAGCGGCAAGCCGAGTTCATTGACTTCCTGCAAGAATGCACGCGCGATGCTGAAAGCGGTCTAACTGAGAAGTGCCGCGACATGGGCGCAACATGGGCGTGTTGCGGTTATAGCGTTCATTCGTGGTTGTTCATCCCGAATGACTCGATTGGTTGGGGAAGTCGCAAGCAAGAGTTGGTCGATAAGATCGGCGATCCATCATCCATCTTCGAAAAGATGCGGTTGCTTGTTCGTCGTTTGCCCGACATTTGGAAACCGAAGGGCCTAAGCGTCCGCGATCATCTGACGTTTATGAAGATGATCAACCCGGAAAACGGTTCGGTGATATCGGGTGAAATTGGCGATAGCATCGGGCGAGGCGGGCGAACGCGCGTCTATTTCAAAGACGAAAGCGCCCATTATACGCATCCGGAAATGGTGCAGGCCGCGCTAGAGGATAACACCAACGTTCAGATTGATATTTCCTCCGTCAACGGTTTGGGCAACGTCTTCCATCGTCGGCGCGAGGCGGGCATTGACTGGCGTCCGGGTGCGATCAACCTGCAACCGGGCCATACGCGCGTTTTCATCTTTGATTATAAGGATCATCCGGAGAAGACCCCGGCTTGGTACGCACAGCGTAAAGCCAAGGCCGAACGCGAAGGGTTGCAGCATCTATTCGCGCAAGAGGTTGACCGTAACTATAGTGCTGCGGTTTCGAATACGATCATTCCATATGAATGGATTGCTGCGGCGGTTGACGCGCATCTAAAGATACGTTGGCAGTTCAAAGACGGTTCAATCATCACCGGTATTCCTGATTACCTGATCGGTGATAATTGGGTTGCTGGCTTGGACGTTGCTGACGGCGGTATCGATCGCAACGCGTTTGCGAAGCGGCAAAGCATCATCTGGCGTCATGTCGAAGAATGGGGCGAACGCGATCCGGGCGTTACAACGCGTCGCGCCATTGCGAGTTGCCGCAATCATCGCTTGATCAAAGTTCAGTACGATGAAATCGGCGTAGGTTCTGCCGTCAAGTCGGAATACAATCGCCTAGTTGATGTGTTTAATTCTGGCGATCGTGCGAGCGGTATTGATCCTGAAAGCCTACCGTTCGTTGGCTGGAATGCCGGTGCAGCGGTTGTTGATCCGTATGCGCGTCTAATTCCCGATGATGAACAATCCGCGCTCAACAAAGACTTTTTTCATAACTTCAAAGCGCAAGCGTGGTGGTCATTGCGAACACGTTTCTATAAGACGTGGAAGAACATCACGGAAGGTGTGCTTTATCCGATCGATGATTTCATATCGCTAGATGGCAACATGCCTCTGTTGCAACAGCTTATGAAAGAGCTAGCGCAGCCTACACACGGGCCGGGCGCGTCCCTTCGGATGGTTGTTGATAAAAAACCTGATGGTACAAAGTCGCCGAACCTAGCGGACGCTGGTGTAATGATGTACTTTCCGGTTCGTGACGATTTTGCGCCGATGCTTGGGCGGTATGGAATGTAGGGCGATGCGGATTGTTTGGGACGAAATCAAGCCGCGCGGATTTGAAAACCCGATCGTGAAAGTTGATGGTCAAGTGATCAGAAACGTAACGATCGCGGACGATGTTCAAGGCGTTGTTGAGTATTTGAAACACAACAAGATCAGAACTATTCGCGGCAACGTCGAAATCATCAGTGGATAATATCATGCGCCATCACATGCTTTCGACCGTCGCAAAGAACGCAATTCGCATTCGCGCATTCGATCCCGGTACGTTGCCCAACTCGTTTCCGCCTGCCCCTCCCGGTCGCGTTAACACCGGCTTGATTTCCGCATTGATGGATGCGGCGCGAAGGGCAGCAAATCAGGAAATCGTCACGGTCAGTTCAACGCAGGAAGACTTGAGCGCTCGCAATTTAGATAGCGCTTACATGCTTCCGTATTGGGATTTGACCGACGATTTGATTGAAGGTTACACCGCAGTCAAAGGGCGCGGCGATAAGTATTTGCCGCGATTTGCGAACGAACCGACCGACAATTACAACGCGCGTTTGCTGCAAACCGAAATGACAAACGTCTATGGTGACGTTGTTGAAATGCTCGCGGGCAAACCGTTTGAGGAACCAATCACACTTCAACAGGACAAAGACAAAGCAACCGGCAACCCGGTTCCGCTGCCGCCCGACATTGAAGAATTTGCGAAGGATGTTGACGGGGCAGGGAATTGCTTGTCGTCATTCGGTGCGGTGACGTTTTTCAACGGCATCAATTCCGCGATCGATTGGATTTACGTCGATTACCCGAAGGTTGATCCGTCGCGTGTTCGTACGCAGCAAGATCAGAAAGACCAAAACATTCGTCCGTTTTGGTCACACGTGCTTGGCCGCAACGTGCTTGAAGCTACGTCCAAGATCATCAACAGCAAGGAAACGCTTGTTCGGTTGCGCATCCTTGAACCGGGTACGCCGAACCACATTCGCGTTTTCGAGCGCACCGACGACGGTTCGGTGATGATGGCGCTATTCGAAGAAAAACTTGAAGCAGACGGCAAAACCAAAACGTTCATCATGGTTGATAGCGCGCCAATTTCGATCGGCGTTATTCCGCTTGTGCCGTTCACGACCGGTCGCCGCAACGGGCGCACGTGGCGTTTCTCGAAACCGATGCTTGCTGCCGCTGATGCGCAAATCGAGTTGTATCAGAAAGAAAGCGGGCTGAAATTCGCGCGGTTGATGTCCGCATATCCCATGCTCGCGGCGAACGGTGTTAAGCCGCAAAAAGGACCGGACGGAAAACCGCTGCAACTCGCTGTTGGCCCGAACGTCGTCTTGTATTCCGAACCGGACGCAACCGGCAAAATCGGGCATTGGGATTATGTCGTTCCGCCCGCTGAAAACCTGCGTTGGCTAAAGGACGACATTAAAGAAACGCAGGACGTTGTTCGCGATCTTGGGCGGCAACCGCTGACCGCGCAATCCGGCAACCTTACCGTTGTCACAACTGCGTATGCGGCAGGCAAGACGCGTTCGGCCGTTGGTTGGTGGGCAGTTGGGTTAAAGGAAGCGCTTGAAAACGCAATGAAGCTTACCTGTCTTTGGATGAACCTAAAGACAACTGATTTCGAACCCGTCGTACATATCTATGACGACTTCGACGATTTCACCACGGATCAAGCAAGCGATCACAGCGCATTGCAGTTCGCACGCACGAACGGCGATTTGAGCCATGAAAACTACATCATCGAATTGAAGCGCCGCAATACCGTGCGTCCGGATATGGACGAAGACGAGAACAAACGGCAGTTGCTCGAAGAAACCCCGGATGACACCGTTGATCCGAACGCCGCAGACGATACGGGCGGCAATCCGCCCAACAACCCGAAGAAACCGCAACCGCGAAAGCAAATCCCTGCAAATGTCTGACATTGAAAATCGTCGCCGCATCGAAGCGCTTGAACGCGATGTCGCGGAAATGAAATCAACCATTCTGAAATTGCAGGGCGCGAACGATGTCCTGAACAAGCGCATTCTTGAGGAAATCAAGAAGGTGCAGCGATCCGGTGTTTTGTAACTACGTGCGTAAACTCAACCAGTCGTGAGCAGGATAGCAAGCGGCGCAATGGTCGGATGACCAAAGGAAAAGCGACAATGACCAAAGCAGTTATCTTCAATTCGATCGCAACCAAGCTTCTTTCGGCTCACATGGCCGGGCTTCATTTGCGTGTGTTCGATCCCGGTAAGGCCGGTTGGAAGCTGACCGAAGACGGCAAGGCCATTCAGTTGAAGGATGGCAACCCGATTTGGATCAACGCGGACGGCAGCGAAGGAACGTTGAATTCCGACGCCATCACGCGCATCAACGGCGAAGCGAAGCAGCACCGCGAGCGCGCCGAAAAGGCCGAAGCAACGCTTGCGACTTTCGAGGGCATCGATCCGGCCAAGGCGCGGGCCTCGCTCGAAATCACCGATAAGCTTGACAAGAAAAAGCTGATCGATGCGGGCGAAGTCGATCGCGTGACGAACGATATCAAGGCGCAATTCAGCGGACAGATCGAAACGTTGTCGAAGGAAAACGGCACGCTGAAATCTTCGCTGAACGATTTGCGAATTGACAACGTTTTCAGTCAATCGGAATTCGTTCGCGAAAACATCGCTATGCCGCTCGATATGTTCCAAGCCTACTTTCGCAACAATTTGAAGGTTGCGGATGATGGGCGAGTTGAAGCTTTCGACAAGAGCGGAAACCGTATTTTCAGCAAAAAGAACACCGGCCAAGTTGCAGATGCGGCCGAAGCGCTGGAAATTCTTGTGGATCAGCATCCGCAGAAAGCCGTCATCTTGAAGGCGAACAACAACAGCGGCGGCGGCGGTGGCGGCAACGGTGGCAATCGCGGCGGCGGGCGCACCGTTGCTCGCGCTGAATACGACAAAATGCCGGGCCATGAACAGGCGCGCATTGCGGGCGAAATGGCTAAGGGTGTCGTGACTATCGTTGATTGACCACTAACAACCATCGTCGGGTTGTTCGTCGCTGGCAACTCGACTTGATCGGAGGGCGCGCAGTTCTTTTTGATGGGGGAAACTGCGCGCCCTTTACGTTTTGAGCTATCATCAGCGCTTGACCAAAAACGCGAACACGTTTACCGATTGCAACTAGTCGCTAGACCGGATGGCAATGCGGCGTTTCGCATCGGATGATGCACTTAGACCAATCCCGAAACATCATCTGATTAGGAGCGTTGCAACATGCGCGCGAAGTCTCTTATTAAGCCGTCGCTGCTCACTGCGTCGGCGCTGATCTCTGCCCCGGCCATCGTTCACATGGCGGCTTACGCCAACACGCTAACCCGGCTGATCCCCGACCTTTACGCGGGCCTTGACGTGGTTTCGCGTGAGTTGGTCGGCTACATTCCCTCCGTTGTTCGCGACGTTTCCGCAGAACGCGCGGCGGTCGGTCAATCGATCGTGTATTTCGTCACGCCGCAGCAAGGCATGGTGGATGTCACGCCCGCAATGAGCATTCCGGAACCCCCGGATAACACCATCGGCAACGGCACGATCTCGATTACCAAATCCAAGGCCGTCCCGTTCGGCTTCACTGGTGAAGAACAGCGCGGGTTGAACACCGGTTCGGGCTATCTGTCGGTGCAGGCGGATTTGTTCGCGCAGGCACTCCGCACGCTGACGAACGCAATCGAAGTTGATCTTGCCGCCGAAGCCGCCGCGAACGTGTCGCGTTGGTGGGGTACCGCTGGCACCACGCCGTTTGCAAGCACCGTTGGTGATGCTGCGCAGGTTCGCAAAATCCTTGACGACAACGGCGCACCGCTGACCGGCCGTGCGCTCATTGTTGACACCACTGCGGGCGCAAATCTCCGTTCGTTGACCAATCTGACCAAGGCCAACGAAGCCGGAACGCAGATGGTTCTGACCGATGGTACCCTGATCAACCTTGCCGGCCTGAACATCAAGGAAAGCGCTGGCGTCCCGTTGATCGGCGCAGGCACCGCAGCGGGCTCCACCACCACCGCAGCGGGCTTCGCGAAGGGCACCACCGTTATTCCGATCGCGGCGGCGGGTTCCGGCACCATTCCGGCCGGTACTTCGATCAAGTTCGCGGGTGACAACAACGTGTACACGGTTGCCCCCGGTGGTGGTCTCGCCAGCGCGGCGGCGGGCGGTTCGATCACGCTGAACGCACCGGGCTTGCGCGTGGCTATCCCGGCATCTGCAACCGCCATCACCGTGGTTGCCGCGCATGTCGGCAGCACCGCGTTTTCGCCGAACGCTTTGCGGCTTGTGGCCCGTGCGCCCGCGCTGCCGAACGAAGGCGATCTTGCCATTGACCGGATCAACATCACCGATCCGCGTTCGGGCATGGTGTTCGAAGTCGCCATCTATGCCGGTTATCGGAAAATCCGCGCGGAAGTGGCGCAGGCATGGGGTGTGAAGGCGATCAAGCCGGAACATATCGCGGGCCTTCTCGGTTAGTAACTTGCCACTGGCGGTTGCGTGACGATTGGGGCCGGGCGCGGAAGTACCGCCCGGCCCTTTGTCTTAATTCTATCCAGTGATGACCGGGCACATGGACAGTTCAACGATCGCTTTGATTTTCACCGGCATCAGCCTTGCAATCGTGCTCGGCAAAGACTTGTTCGGCGGCGGAAGCAAACTCACAGCTAGATTTGGCGCGCTCGAAAAAGATACTACCGAAAAATATAACGCGTTGCGTTTCGAGTTCATCGAAAAGAACGCTAACGCCGCGTCCAACTCTAAAGTTGGATTTGAAGCGATCACAGCGAACATCCATGCGTTGCAATTAGGGTTCTCCGATTTCCGTGCGCAGATGGCCGAAAACTACATGCGGCGCGATAGCTTCTATAAGGCGACGGACGAACTAAAGCGCGACTTCAACGACAAGCACAGCGAACTAAAAGCTGACGTGCATCGCGGGTTTGAGGAAATGAAAGAACAAATGAACCATTTGGCCCAATCGATTGAGGCGGGCCGAAAGAGTACCAAATCGGCGTAACCTCTAGCGAGAAAGGAAAGACCTATGACCAACGAAACAACCGCAGTCAAAGTGATCAAGAGCGAAAACGGCCCGGTGCGCATCAACGCATCCGATTTCATCGAAGGCGAACATGAGTTGCATGTCGCCGATGAACAGTACGACGAACAAGGTGTGTTGCGTGCTGCCGCCGAACCGGAATTCACGCCCCCGCGTCGCAACGTGAAAGCCACGACCACCATCACGACCGACACCGGCAACAACGGCGCGGAAGCCGGTCCCAATTACGATAAGTTCGGCGTGATGCAGAAGAAAAACAAGTTCTACATCGTTGACGGCGCCAACGGTGGCAAGCCGGTTGACGACGTGGAAGGCATCGATCCGGACGGCTACGCGTCCAATCAGGACGCTTGGAACGTTCTGCTTTCCATCAAGTCGAATTCCGCGACGGACAACGCTTAACCGTCTATAGACCATCGGCGGAATGTGCTATCCTGCCCGCTACGGTTCGCCGTAGCGGGCTTTTCTTTTGACGGGGATGGAAGATGACCGATCCGGTTTATGGCAATGCGACCGACTTCGAAACCTATTGGGTTGCGCGTGGGCAGCAAGCCGCGATCGTCGCGTTTGACGATAACGAAATCAATGCAGCGTTGCTTGTGGCGTCCGAATATTTGGATGCTGCGTTTCGAACGCAATACATGGGGTTGAAAGTCGGCGGACGCGATCAGGTTCGTGAATGGCCGCGTATCGGTGTACAGGATAATTACGGGTATTCCGTACCAAGCACCGACATTCCCCGCGAGGTGCTTGCGGCAACATATCAAGCGGCGTTTCGCCAGTTGCAGACACCGGGCGTGTTTTTCAAGGATTACAACCCGTCGAAATATCGCAGCGTTTCGGTTAGCGGCGCGGTGTCGGTGACATACGCAATCGGCGATGCATACGACTTTCAAACTCAGATGCCCGCGCTTGCTGCCATGTTGGCCCCCATTCTTACAGGGGCGGGCACTGGTAGCTTTTCGGCGGTGTCGGGCTTCGTCGCTAGGGTCTAAAAGAAAACCGCCCTGTAAAGCGAATTACAGGGCGGTGATGTTGTGGAGAATTGCCGGTGTTACGACTGGCGGAACACGCGAACGCTGGCGCCGTCCGGATCGGTCTTCGGATCGCAATCGACGGCGAAGAACTGCTTGCCGGGCATCGTTTCCGGCTCGTTGGTCGGAACCTTCGTCACGTTGCCCTGCGCGTCGGTCATGTCCGACGTTTTGTAGACGATCGAACCATCCGGATTGCGCTTGGTCGGGCCGGGCTTGCGGTTCTGATTGCTGATGATCGAAGCAAGCTGTTTCGAAGTCTTGTTCTTCACGCCGAACGACATGCCCGCAGCGGTCAGCGCTTCGAACGGATACGAAGTCTTGCTTCCGCGATTGGCATTGCGATCGGGCATCGGAACGGAGTTGGAAACCGCAGTAAGAACCGGCGCGACGCGCGGCGGCTGTGCGGTCTTCGTCTTGGGGGTGCTGGAAGCAGTGGCGGGTTTTGCCATTTTGATAGATTTCCCTGATGGTGGTTAAAAACTCACAATACGGTGTTTCTAGTGATGGTTTTCTAAATCGTCAAGTGGTAAGTTGATGAACAAGGGGGAAATCATATGACGTTCTATGATGAAATGCAGGAAGTAGCGCGGGGCGTGTTGACCGAATTCCAGCAAGGCTTGGTCAAATATGTTCAAGTTGTGCCGGGCAACGGTCCTGTTGATAACCCCGGCCCGCCGACGAAAACGCCGTTCACGATCCCGGCAATAGCGACGGGCGTTAAATTCAAGTACGTTCAAAGCGGGTTGGCGGTCGCGACCGATCTTCAAGTTATCGCGCCTGTTGATGCTCGGTTCACGCCAGAAATGACCGGATCAATCGAGGCGGACGGCGTTCCGTATAAAATTGTTGCTATTCAACCCATTCCCCCGGTTGGAACCCCGGTGGTCAACGTGATTATTTTTCGGGCGGGTGGCTAACAGGATGTCAAACGAACTAATAGCCCTGATCTGTTTCATAGCCTTTCTTATGGCAGTCAAGTAAATGGCAAAATCGCTTGAACAAATCCTTGATGAACTAATTGACAAACTCGCGCCTAAAATTCGCGATGCCTTCCGGGCTGCAATTCAGGGCGTCAACGATCAGGTGATTTTGACAGACTTGATCAAGGCCGTTCAGGCGAAGGATTATGAAAAGGCGTTCACCACGCTAGGCATGTCCAATGCGTCACTGCGGCCGATCACAGCAGCGTTGCAAACGGTATTCGAGCAAGGCGGCGTTGCGGTCGGATCAACTTTCCCCAAGGTGCTGAACACAGGCGCGGGCAGGGCGGTGTTCCGTTTCGACGTGACGAACCCGCGTGCCGAACAGTGGTTGAAAGAGCAATCGTCGCGGCTGATCGTTCAAATTCAGGAAGACGCGCGGGTGAACGTCCGCAACGTCATTACGCGCGGTCTTGAGGCTGGCGATAACCCGCGTTCAACCGCTCTTGATATTGTCGGGCGCATTGATACGCGCACCGGGAAGCGTGTCGGCGGAATTATCGGCTTGACGCAGCAACAGGAAGGTTGGGTTGCGAACGCAAGTCGCGATCTTTCGGAGTTGAACGAACGGTATTTCACGCGAGCGCGGCGCGATAAGCGGTTTGACGGCATCGTTAGAAAGGCGATCGATAGCGGTCAACCGTTGGATCAAGCAACAATCGACAAGCTGGTTATTCGTTACAAATCCAGCTTGTTGCAATTGCGTGGTGAAACGATCTCGCGCACCGAAACAATTCAATCGCTCAATCGTTCGCAGCACGAAGCGTTGTTGCAAGCGTCCGATATGGGCGCGGTCAAACAAAAGGACGTTAAACGCGAATGGGACGATGCGGGAGATAGCCGCGTGAGACATTCGCATGCGGAAATGAACGGTCAAACCGTTGGTTTGGATGAACCGTTCAAGACGCCATCAGGGCAATTGCTGATGTTTCCGGGTGATAGCTCGCTTGGTGCTGATGCGTCCGAAACGATCAACTGCCGCTGCCGAACCAAAATGAAAATTGATTGGCTGGCGAATATCGATTAGCGCCACAATTTTCCAGCCGATCGCTTGCGTTCATAATCGATAGCCAAATTGTTCATCTTTTCGATTGCTTCGAAGGATGAGATTTCGGCGCGCAGAAACATTACGATTACGTCGCCAATGTCGGAATAACCCAATTCAGTTTTCGACAACATGACGATTTCTTTTGCTCTTTCGAACAGCGCAACGACGTTTTGATGTCTAAAGTCCATTGTTGATTGCACCTTTCAATATCTTCTGTGCGGTTGCGGTGATCGTGTCGTTCAGAGCTTTCAACCCGGCTTCGGTGATCGTTGTGACGGGATCGAACCGCCCAACGTGCATAATCCTGACATAGCGCAGCGTTACAAGCTTGCTAAGTGTTGCGGCAGGCAATTCCTTCGGTCGTGTAATGTGCGGTTTCCCGCCCCACCATGGCGCTACCCATGGCCCTTTAGCGAGGAATTGCAGGGCCGTGATTTGGGGTTGAGTTAGTTTCATATCAAGCAACCTTGATCCGCTGAACGATTGTCTGCTGTTCGCCATCATATGACGAATGTTCCTTGACGGTCGCCTTGATCGTCAGGTTTGCGCCCTGATCCGGGCAGAATGCGGTTGACTTGCTAACGATCGCGTTTCCGGCTTCGTCGCGCATGGTGACGATCCAAACGCGGTCATAGCCGTAACCAGCGAACGACGGGCGCTCATAAGAGGCGATGCGGTCAACCACCACGTTGAACGTTTGACGCTTGCCAACGGTGCCGGTGTGGCGGGAATTGGCTTTCCAGATAGCGCGCTGTTCGATGCTTTCGATTACGCGGGCAACCGCACTGATAGCCTTGTCGGAAATGAACCGGCCCGATAAGCCACCTTCGATCACGTCTTTGATGAACGCGATTTGCATATGCGGCTGTGCCTTGGTGATCAAATCAGCGTAGATCATCGCGAAATGCTTTGCGTTGGCTTCGCGTTCGGCTTTCCAAGATGCTTCGCGTTCGGCGCGGTTTGTGTTGCGGCGAACTTCGCGCTTTTCCGCAGCCATGCGGGAACGTTCCGCCTTGACGGTGGCGATCAAGCCCGCATCACCGGTTTTCATGACGCATTCGGAACCGACAACGAACTTATTACCTTCGGACGAAACGATGATGTAATTGTGCATGATCGCCGTCCCGCAATGAGCGCAGGAACCGCAGCCGATGCCCTTCGGCAGCATGGCGAGCGCGTTGTTGTACGCGGTCGGGTTCTGTTCAGCCAACGAAGGCGAGGGGATGCTAGCCACGCCAACGCAACGGAAGGGCGCTTTGCCGTTATGGGAAAGTTCGAAAACGTGTGCTGCGGTGGTCATGTCGCCATCTCCAATTCGTTGCGTTGGTTATAGCGGTGAAAATTGCGATGGTCAACAGGTAATATACAAATAAAAAACCCCGCCGAAGCGGGGTTGATTGAGCGGGTTAGCCGTACAGATAGGTATTTAGTGGCATCGCTTTTCGGTAGTTCAGATGATCGGTTTGGTTGGCAAAGATGGCAAGCAACGGTGTTCCAACCGCGCTATTCGTTTGCGATAGTTCGGCAACGCGACCATCCGCCAGATCGTACACCTTGCCCGGCCCGCCCCAAAACTTAGGGGCATGGCTGTACGGCTTTTCCGGGAACTTGTTGTTCCGCATGAATTCGGCAACCGCTTCAAAACCGCTGATGATTTCCGGCTTGGTGTTGTTCTTTTCGGTTTCGGCTTTGTAAGCCGCGTACATTTCGCCTTGCTGATTAGCCATGGTCTATCCTCCTATTATTGATGCAATGATTATAGCGATGAAAATTGCGATGGTCAAGCGATGATTGCATTTTTCGCTGCAATATCGAGATATGTCACAGCCGATTGAAGCGCGGCGGAACTATCGCAAAAATACCCAAGACCGGTGTTGCAGCCGTGGCACAAAATACCCCTGACGTTGCCGGTTCGGTGACAATGATCCGTGTGCCATTGACGACCGGGATTTGTGCATTTGCAAATTGCGCATGCGCTGGATTGGGCGAGGAACATCTTTTCCCAATCGTCTAGGGTAATTCCGTACTTTTCTCTTAGCTGACGATCTCGAATGTTCCGGACGGAAGGCTTTTGAGATTGCGCGCGATCAAAATCATTATCCGCCCTGTCTCTATATAATGAGAGGAGCAGCGTTCTTATTCTTTGAATGACGTTCTTTTGTTTAGCACTCGGATTATGCCCGACCGTCGCTCTTGCGATGAATGCAATCAAGTCTTCTAGCTCGCTCATGTTTTGCAAATCTCGTTTTGTTCCATTCGTTTCGATTAGGTTCGGCCGCGCTGTTTTGCGGAAAACCTCAATGATCTCAGTGTATCAACAGGAATTAGCGGCCGTTTCCAAGTATGTTTCGTTTCCCGGCATCTTATTGATTTTGTTTTAGTTTTGATGTCGCCTGCCGCGCTGTTTTGCAGAAAAACCTATGTGTTTTGCAAAGTGGCGTTCACGGCTTATTCTTAATGCGTTCGAAAGATCGATTGATGCTCACTTCCGCGTCAACGTGCCGCGTGTAGTGCGCGCCCATCGCCTCGCTATCGTCGCCCAATAGGTCAGCTACTTCGCGGTCAGTAGCGCCGCCGTGACGCTTCCACCATGCGGCGTAGGTCACGCGCAAGCCGTGTAAAGTCGTCCCCGCGCCGATATGCCCGGCCCGTTCCTGTTCTCTAAGCCACGCGCTCACGTATTTTTGAAGGTAGTTCGGCGTCCCCCATTTGCTTCCGCTATCGCGGTGAGCGATCAAGCCGTCCGCGCGCTCAACCTTCAATGTTGCTAGAAATTCTTGCAGTTCAGGTAGCATCGGCAACAGAACTTGTTTTACAACTGCCGCGTTCTTATGCGGAACATAGCGAATAGCTTTACCAGTTAGCGGATGGTCTTCGACCATTTTTCGATTGACGGTGATAATCGTTTGACCACGCAAACCGGCAAACCGTGCGAGCATGAACGGGATTAGCATTTCCATCGGTGCATGCTCGCGAACATACTCCCATTCTTCCGGACGCCATTCGCGATTAGAATTCGGATCAGCTTGGTGGATTTTATCCATGCCTGAACATGGATTAAACTTCATCCCTGTCTTTCGATCACGTTTAACCGCTTGTCTGAATAGCGATGACAACGACGTTATCAGCTTGTCGGCGAAACGCGTTTTCTTCTCATTCGCGCAACGGTCGCGAACATCGTATAAATCGGAAGTGCCGATATCCTTCAATAGAATATCGAATTCAGAACGGACGTACTCGAAACATTTTAGATAATCATCGCGAGTTGACGCGGCGAATTTGTTTCGCCACTTCGGATAACCGTTCGGATCAGAACCAAATCTGTTCGGGTCTTTGCGCTCGTTAAGCGTTCGGTCGATATCGCCGTTTGTAAACCAATTGATGAAACCGCCTAGAGTTTCAATTCCGAGATTTGCGGTTGCACGCTTGGCGAGGCGAGGGCGATTGTAGACTTGAAGGAATTGCGGGCCTTCCAGATGTTTCAAAAGTGCGACCTTATCGCCTTCGAAACCCTTGACCAGTGGTGCACCGGTTGAGCGAATATAAACGTAATATTTGCCGCGAGCGTGGGTGATGTTTAAGTCACGCAACTTCACTTCGACCACTTAACCGTTCCCCAAATCGGCGCGCGACCGGCTGCGCGCCATTAGGGTCTAACGTCAAAAGCCATTCGTCAAGCCGTACACGTAAGTATCTGTTTCCACGCGTGCTATCCGTGAACGCAATGGGCTTGACCGGGCAAACCTTCTCAAACGTCGGAACAGACAACGCACAATAGGCGGCTGCATCGGCGAGATTGAAAGCGGCGGGTTGGAAATTCATTCCGCCAACTTACCGGCTGGTAAGTTTCCGGTCAATCGTCTTTCGGTAGTTCCGTGTCTACGGTCAACATCATCGGTGGCGGAACCTCGCCTAAAATTCTAACGATGACGTTCGCACCTTTATTCAGCCGGTCAAGTTCATCAGGTGAAGGCGTCCAAGCGGTTTCCATTGCTGGCGCATGATGTCCGCTCGCCTTATCGATGATGATCATATCGCGAACCGGCAAGCCTAGATAGCCCTGCGCTTTGCCGCACACGCGCGTTGCGCCTTTAATCATTGCGATGATCATGCGTCGATAGTCTCCCGGTTAAGCATTACGGGCAATTCGCCCTTGACGATCAAATCCCAAATCTGCATTGCGCGAGTGATCAGCGGTGCGTTGTCATCAATCAAGCGTTGATGATTGAGCGCGATCTTATCAACGAATAACTCGGTTGCGCGCGTTGGGTGTTCGGCGTCGAATGCTCGCGACGGCAAACCCATCGTACGCCATTCGTCTCGCAAAGCGTCGTCACTTCCGACGCAGCCGAACACAAGGCGACGGAAATAAGCGGGATGACCTAGCGCGAAAACAACGTCATCCAAATTCAGCGTTTCGCCAGCGGCTTTCAACGTGGTTGCGACTTGATAGGCCGGATCATTACGACGAACGGTTACAGCGGTGCTGATCGAAACGATTTCGCAGGAATACCCATTCATTTCGAGAACGTCCGCAATCGCTCCGATCAATGCCGCGCGAATGATTGCGTTTTGGGCATCGATCCCGGCAGACATGAAACACTCAACAAAGAACGTGACGACTTTCTTTCCCTCGCGCTTGGGACGCGCGATCATATGCGCGGGGTTACCTGCAAGCATCCGCCCGACGTTCACCGATCCGCCCGCGACGGTATGTTTTCGCCTGCGTTCCTTGGCGTGTTGACCGGTCAGCGTTTCGTGTATTTCTTGCGCGAGTTCAACGCCATCAGCCCAACCTTTGCGCGCGATCTCGATTGCATCGCCCATGCAATCGGTTCCTGACCATCTTTCATCGCCGCGCAACCAACCGCGCCCGTTGCGGTCGCGTTCGGGCAATCCTTCAATGTATTTGACCATCGCCGAAAGGCTGGAATAGCCGAAAAAGCCGATCGGGTTTTGATCGCGGAAATAGTTGAACCAAGACGGATCATCACCATGCATATTGGTTCGGCCGGGTGATCGTGATTGCGAATGCCGTTTACCGAAGTCGCCTAAATCGGTGGTGTCATCATCTGTATCAAAATCAATGCGCTTCGGTGTCTCGGTTGATTTCTCGCCGATGACTACACCAACATGCGCCATCAATTCGCGACGATGCGCGGGCGATAGCGAGTGAAATTCCCAACCCTTGCTTTCAGCATTCCAGCGACCGCCCAATGATTTCAGGCGGTCGCGCAATTCAAAGGTTTTGCCGGTTACGGTTACGGTCATTTACCAGTTAGCTCGCAATATCGGCACGCGGCACGACTTATCCGCATACGATGACGGAAAGCCCTTTTGACCGGGCTTCATTTGAATGGTTCGCGAAGCCTGTTGTTTGTCGCCTTCGTGAATAGCCTTGATCACGTAATCAGCACCGTGTTTGCGCACCATGCGCAAACACCAATCCGCGTCCCATGCGGTCACAGCCTCTTGCAGCGCGCGACGAACACGCGGCCCAAGATGATCATAAGCATCATCTTGGAAATTCTTGCGACGATAACCGCCAGATGGTGAGTTACCGACCATCTGGATTAATCCTGATGCCAATCAACGATTTTGACGCCATCCCCGTGCGGTTCGATCAAGGCGCATTCCTTGCCGCCGCCGTCGTTAGACATATCGACTTCCCAACGCCCGTTCATCTTGACGAATTCAAAGCCTTCGCTTTTGAGGAATGCGGCGGCTTCGTCAACGTTCGCATACTTAGCTTTCTTCGCTGCCATCGTCGTGTTTCTCCAATTGAACAACGCGATCATTATAGCGATGATAATTGCGTTTGTCAATCGGTGTAATTTGCGATGGTTTATGCGTCGATTTTATCGCGATCTTTCTTGCTCATTCCCTTGAACAGATAAATTTCCTCGACTTCATCGCGCGGAATTCCAACCTGCAATGCGGCTGATCCCATGATGATCGCGCGAGTTGATACAACGTGCCTGATCTTGTGTTCGGTGACTTCCTTGCGGATTTTCCAAACGTATTCCAGCCATTCAACGTTGCTGTTGCAAAGCAGGCGTTCAAGCGTCAAATCATAATCAACGTTGATCGTCGCGAACCGGTCTAGGCTCGCCGCGTCCAATTCGTTGCGCCCGACATAGACCCGATCCGCGCCGTGCCCGAACGTGTTTGCCGTGGCTACCATGCGGAAATTCGGATGCCGGGCAATCGGGGCAGGGCTATCCGGAAACACGCTATAGCCGTTCGCTAGGGCGCTGTTAGCGACCAACAAAGCCGCCGCGTCCCAAGCGTCGATTTCATCAGGAACCCACAAACCGCCGTATTCGAACGCGTCGCGAAAAGGCGTGCGGTGATAGACGCCGTGGCCGTCAATAAAGCCGGTCAGTTGGTGCGTCTCGGTGACAGTGCTTGTGATGTAGAACGGCAGATTGAGCGCACGGGCCGCGTGGTTGCCGATCGTGGTTTTTCCGCAGCCTGCCGGGCCAACCATCATAATCGGATGGTTGATCGCGCAAATCTGTATCACGCGTTCGGTTGAATAGTGCAACGGGCCGTCAAGAATGATGTTCGATTGCAGCCCTAATATTTCGATCTTGCGCGTTGGCAAGTGTTCGATTTCGTCGCGGACGATCGATCGCAATAGTTCCGGATCAACCTTGTTGCTCTGGACGGTGGCGGTAAGTTTCAAGAGCAAATCAGCAGCTATCCGCCGCAATTCGCTCGCATCCGACTTTATTTCCTCGCCCCGTTCGTGGTAAAGGTTGGAAAGTTCAATGTTTGACATGGCGTAGACTTCGACCGGCGCAACGCCGATCGCAATAGCCCAACGCCGCAACGGCTGAATGGTGCGTTGAGAAAGTATGAATTCGGAAGGCGGACCAAGTAACCGCTCAAGATCGGCAAGCGTTTCAGCCATGGGTAATCCACTGTTGGAATATCGGTCTATCAACAATGGAAACGCAAATCAAGCGCTATTTTGACCATCTGGAAAGTCGTTGATCATGGCAAGACAAGCGAAACACGGCCCATACAATTACGAAAGAACGCTTGGAAGCCGAAACTACAATTTCAGCGCGACGGTTGAGGGCTTTGTCACCGAAACCGAAAAGCGAATGCGAGCGCTCGCGATGCAATCAACTCAAGAGTTGATTGAAGAAATTCAAACGCCTGTAGGGAAGGGCGGCAAGATGCGAGTTGATACGGGCTTTTTGCGTGCGTCCGGTCAGATGTCACTAACCGGAATTCCAAGCGGGCCGGTTCGCGGTGATCCTGACAAGAAATATGCATGGAATGACGCAACGGCAATCGCCGATTTCGCGAGTTTCACGCTTGGTCAAACGATATATTTCGGGTGGACCGCGAATTACGCGAAGTATCGCGAAGCCTATGACGGGTTTCTGATCAGCGGAATTCAAAACTGGCAGACGATCGTTAACAGAGTTGCAGCGCAAATCATCGCGCGATCACCGGCAAACAGGGGCAGCAAATGAACATGATTGAAACTGACGTATTGAAAGCATTGCAAGCGGCGGGAATTGCAGCCGTTGCAGCGAGCGCAATTCCGACCATGCCAATCAAAGCGATCGGCCTGACTTTCGACACGACCAAGAAAGCACCGGATGGGAAATACGTCGAATTCGTCAACATCGTGAACAACCGAACTGGCGACTATTGGGATGATAGCCGCGTGTATCAAGGCACGTTTCGCATCATTCTACATTGGCCGATCGATGAACAGGGTGCCTATCCACCCATGACTTACTTGGATCAACTCGCGTCGTTCTTCCCGAAAAAGACACGGTTGGTAAGTGGTCAAGCAAGTGTTGAGGTTTACGAAAATCCTGTGGCGTCCGGTCAGGTGGTCAATGGATCGGAATTGCTTTATCCGGTTGGAATAATGTATAGGTGTTTTCGCCCATAGTGTTCGCGTGGCGCTATTCATCCATTCCGAAGGGGTTTCCTATGAAAACCAAGTTCCTAGCCGCCGCGCTGCTTTCGAGCGCGCTTGTCCCGGTCGCGTTCGCCAATTCGAACGCGGGTTCGGTTCTCTATTTCTGCACCACTCCGCAACAGTCCGATTTGGTTCAAGCCGACTTCGAAGCGCTGGTTTGGGTTCAGGTGAAATCCATCGGCAACGTGGGTGAAACCGGTTCGAAGACCAACGTTCTGAATTACAACACGTGGGACACCACCGTTATTCAGAAGGCAAAGGGCCTGACCGATGCCGGATCGCCCACGCTCGAATTCGCACGCATCCCGACCGATCCCGGTCAGATCGCGTTGCGCGCCGCTGCGAAGACCAATCTGAATTACGCGTTCAAGATGGTGCGCAATGATCCGGCCACTGTCGGCGGCGTGGGTACCGTGATTTACAATCGCGGCTTGGTGATGGGACCGACGCGCCCGAACGGCAAGAATGAAGACTTCGACCTTGAAGTTTTCACACTCGCGCTGAACCAACAGGAAGTCGTCGTTAATCCGCTCGCGGGCGGCGTCGCGCCGACTAACACCGTTATTCCGGCTATCACTGGCGCGGCAACGAACGGAACGACGCTCAATCTTTCGAACGGCACGTTTACGGGTGATGCCGTCATTACCTATACGTATCAGTGGTACGCGGGCGGTGTCGCAATTGTTGGCGCAACCGCCAACACGTTCACACTGACCGCCGCGCAGGTTGGCAAGATCATTCAGGCGCGTGTCAACGCAACGAACGCCAGCGGTTCGGCGTCCGCCTACTCGGTTGCAACGGCAGCAGTTACCTAATCAATATCGATCGATGGCGGCGAGCGTAAAACCTCGCCGCTATTTCTTTATCTGCAACAGCGACACCAAAGGAAACAGCGACGATGCCCGAACTTGCAAACATCAAACCGGCCGAAACCATTCTTGAAATCGTTCATCCGCGCACGCTCGAAATGATCGGCATCAAGGTTCCGCTTTTGTCGCTGGATGACGAAACGCTGAAAGCGGTCAAGAAAAAAATTCAAAATCAAGCCAGCGTTCTTTCGCGTCGTGGAAAGTCTTTTGACGCTGATCAGATCGAAGCCAATCACAACCTTATTTGCTTTACGGCAATGACCGGTTGGGATTGGAGCGGTGTGGAAGTTGTTGACGAACCGGAACGCAGGGAAGGTGAAACGATCATCCCCGCAAAGACGCATCTTGAACCGACGTTGTTCCACGGTGAGAAACCAGCGTTCAATCAAACGATGGTCTACAAAGTCTTTGATGAATTGCCGTGGTTTCGCGATCAGATCAGCGAAAAGATCGGCGACACCGCAAGTTTTTTTCAGACTTAGAAATCGCGCTTTGCGAGGCAATTTCTGTTCACGTCCGGTATGAAACACCGGACGAAGACGGCAAAACGCGACGTGAACGCAACGAACAATTCAACACGTCTTCTCCGGAGTTCATCATTCCGGAGGGCGGTGAATATCTGTGGTCATGGTATTTCGAGGTATCGGACGGCGTAAGACGGGTTGATGATGGGGTTTGCTTCCCTATCCCTTGGTCCGAATTTTTGGCATGGAAAACAGCATTAGACCGTGTGGTAAGTGCGGACGAATATGCTATTTTGCGTGCGATGGATGCCGCGTTCTGTGAAGAAACCAACAACGAGTTGCGGGCGTATCACGAAAGGCGGGCCGAAGCACAGCGGCTTGAAATGGAAGCTGCCGCGCGGCAGCGATAAGGGGCGGGCCATATGGCTGACATTGCGCAAATCGGCTTCGCTTCCGACACGTCCGGGCTAGAGCAAGCCTTACCGGCTCTGCGCAACCTTGTGCCAGCGGCAAAGGCCGTTGAGACTGCCGCCGATAACGCAGCGGTTGCGCTGACCAATACCGGGGGCGCGGCGAAGGTGATGGCTGCGGCAGTCGGCTCCACAACGCAGACAACCGCCGCAGCGGCCAAGGTAGCGGATGCGGCTGCGGCTGCGAACGACAACCAAGCCGCGAGCTTGCGAAGGCTTGCCGCAATTCAATCGACCGTCAACAAATACGCTGGCGTTTCACTACCGGGTGACACCAAAGGTCGCGCGGAAGATATTGCGGCGTATGGTGCAAGCTTGGATGCATTGCGCGCGAAATTCAATCCATTGTTCGCAGCCGGGCAGCAATACAAAGCGACGCTAGCGGAAATCAACAACGCGTTGAAAGTCGGTGCTATCTCGCAAAACGAAGCGAATGAAGCAATTACCGACACTAAAATTGCTTTCACCAAACAAGTTGAAGCGATTAGAGGCACCAACGCGCAATATGTCGCGTTCAACAGCACGGCGAAAGCCGCAGCGGGCGCGAACGATAACCTCGCGCATAGTCACGCAGGGTTATCCACTCAAGCAATGGCTGCGCAACATTCAATCCGAAGCATGGTTGAAGGGCTGGCGTCCGGAATGCCGCCGTCAATGGTGTTGACGCAACAGCTAAACCACCTTTCCTATGCCGCAAGCGGGCCGGGCGGAATTAAGCAAGCGTTTGGCGACGCGATCGGCATGTTCGCGAAATTCATCACGGCGGGAACGTTGGTCATCGGTGGTATCGCCGGAATTGTCATCGCGTTCGGTGCGCTCGCTATTGCAGCGACGAAAAGTCTTCTTGTTCTGGATGATCTAAGCGAGCGATCGAATTTCACGATTGCCCAATTGCACGCTTTGCAGCAAGCAATGTCTTTCAAAGGCGTGTCAGCGGACGATTTCGAAACCGCAATCAACGCCATCGCGAAGGGTGTAAGCGAAGCATCCCATAACATGGGCGGCTTGAACGATTTGTTTCGCGCGAACGGAATTCAGGTCAAAGACAATCTTTCATCGCTGATGTCTGTTGCCGATCTTGTCGCTAAAACGGCAGATGGTCAGCAGCGCATCAACATTCTGCAAGCCGCTGGATTGCCAACAACGCAATCATTTGTGCGTTTCATGGCGCAAGGTGGTGCGGCAATCAAAGCGGCATCCGCCAACGCCGTCCAATTCAATAGCGACGCTGAAACAAACATGATCGCTAAGGCGCGCGAGTTTGACGATGCTTGGAATAAGGCAACCACGCAAGTCTCTAATTATCTCAAGTCGCTTGCAACCGATGCGTTGCCGGGCCTCGAAAAGTTGGCGAAGATTGTTGAAGCCGTCAACGCCGTAAGAGGTATTTACGCCGAAGCATCAGGCGGTCTTTACGGGAAAGGCCCGACCCAACAGAAAAACTCACTTGATCCGAATAGTCAGCAATTCATGGGGCCGAAATTCAATCCGTTGCCGGGTGAAAAAGGCTTTATCGGTCCTGTGCAATCGGAAACCGACAAGGCCGCAAAAGGCGATCAACCGAAAACGCACGATCAACTGATGAAAGAGAATAGCGACGCGCAAGCGCGTATCTCTATTCTTGGCGATCTCGCCACTGTTCAGCAGCAAGTTACATCAAAGCAACTCGAATTAAACGCGGCAGGCTTGCAAGGTGTCGGAGTTAACGACGCCATGGCGAAAAAAATCTTGCTCGGTGTTCAGGCACAAGCCGAAATGAACCGCGTCAATCAACAGGCGACGGCGGGCATTTTCAACATGCAATCGGCGCAAAAGGCAGCGTCCGATACTCTGCAACATTGGATTGATCAAGGTTTGGTCGATAAGACCAATACCGAACAAATGGCCGCAGCACAGCTAGTGCTTGCGCGCAACATCAAAGCCACTTCGGACGCGGCGGCAGTTGCGGCAGCACCGTTGCAGCAGTTGAAGCAACTCGAATTGGATAGCAGCAACTTTGCAAAGGTGCTCGATACGGGCGTTACCAGCGCGCTCAACAGCCTTGTGCAGCCGATCCAAGACGTAATGAACGGCGTCACGTCATTGGGGCAGGGCTTCAAAAACATGGGCGTGATTGTCCTGCAAGCCATTCAACAGATGATCATTAAAATGTTGATACTCGCGCCGATCGCGAAGGCGTTGCAAGCAACGTTGGGTGGCTTCGGTGGTGGCATCGGCGGTTTGTTCGGCTTCTCCAATGGTGGCGTGCCCGGTGCGGTCGGACCAACGTCGCTAGGCGGTGCGCCGCTTGTGGCGAACGCGCTTGGTGGCGTTTACAACTCGCCAAGCCTTAGTGCGTTCTCCGGTCAAATCGTGAAGTCACCGACGCTTTTCAAATTCGCATCGGGTGCGGGGTTGATGGGCGAGGCGGGGCCGGAAGGCATCTTGCCGTTGAAGCGCGGGCCATCGGGTGCGCTTGGCGTTCAGATGTACGGTCAACAGGCGAGCAACGACAACAGCAGTTCGCAAAGCGTCGTCTATGCGCCGCAGAACACGTATCACATCGGCGGCAGCGTTTCATCTGACGATCTCGACAAGTTGAAGCAAGCGCAAGCCGAAGATCGCGCGAACTTCACCGGTCGCGTTGCGCAGGCGAACAGGCAATTGAACAAGCGGAATTATCGCTAATGACTATCACCTATCCGCGCCAGCTTCCGAACAACGCTCATATGAGCGAAGCTTGGTTTGAATTGATGGATAACGTTGCCGCGTCCCCGTTCGGCAACGGAAACAAAATCAATTTGTCGCAAGTGAACGATCCGACTTGGAAGGGAACGTTTAAGACCGGCATTCTCAATCGGGACGATGCCGCAATTTGGCAGGCGTGGAAGAAATCGCTTCGCGGCGGCATTCAAAAGTTCATCGCGTATGACGTTCGCAAGTCAACCTTGCGGGCATATCCGAACGCCAAATCAGCAGCCAATATCGCGCCCGGTTGGGATGGGACATGCACGGTCGCGAGTGTCGGTTTATCCGGCGCGCTAGGGCTGTCAGGGCTTCCGCTGGCGGGCTTGCAGTTCAAGGCAGGCGATCGGGTAGGCTTAGAACAAGCGGGCTTCTACGGCTATTATGAAGTCATGGAGGATGTGACCGGAGGGGCGTCAACGGCGTCCATTACGGTTGCCCCGTTCCTGCATTCAACGGTGTTCACGGCTGGCACTGCGGTTTGCCGCTTGTGGCGTCCATGGTGCAAATTCGTAATCACTGATTGGGTTGAAAGCGGTACGGTCGAAGATGCCCCGGTGAATTTCAGCGGGGTGCAAACGCTATGATCACGCTTCCAACGTCAGTGTTGAACCTTTTGGACGAAGGCCGCATTGGTATTCGCGGATTGATCCGTTTCGATTTTGGATCGGGTACGTATGGCTTTGCAAAGTCAATCGTGCCGATCACCTATTCGTCTCTCGTCTATCAACCGGGCGGCGCGATCTCCGTTTCAGATTTGAATGATGATACCGGTTTGACCGCTTCACAATTCACCGTTTCGCTTGCGGCGTCTCCCGATGACGGATTGACACCGGAAGTGTTGCAAACGATCGAAGCCGAAGATTACCGCGATCGTCCCGTTACGATTTACGATGCATATTTTCATCCTGATACGAACGAATTGCTTTTCGTTCAGGTGATGAAACGCGGTTACGTCGATACGATCGATCATGTTGATACGCAAGATGTTGGCTATACGATCGTTGCGAATTGTGAAAGCCGCGCGCTCGATTACACGCGCATCAATGGCCGCAAGCGTTCCGATCTAGATCAGAAGCGGCGCAATCCCGGTGATGGCTTCTTTCTGTTCGCGGCAACGCGCGGGCGCGAACAAGTCTATTGGGGCCAAGATAATCCAAACAATCCGTCAAATTACTATGCAGCCGCCATTGGCGTGGCCGGGCGATTGTTAAACAGGTGATGCCATGCGCGTGAAAGATTGGGACAAGGCCCTAGCTGCGGTCATCAAGAAACACCAAGCGTTGCCGTCGCAGTACGGCGTTTCGGATTGTTATCTAATCCCGGCCGATGCGGTCGCGGCCATTACCGGTCAACCGATGTATGATGGTATTGAATACGACAGCCCGATCGGTGCTGCAAAGTGCTTGCTCGCGCACGGCTTCAAAGATGTTGCGGAAGCATTCGCGGCGAAGTTTGAAACCGTCCATCCGCTTCAAGCGCAACGCGGTGATATTGGCGTTGTCGAGAACGAAAAGGGTGAAGTCTGCGGCGGCTTGTTCACATCGATCGGGTTCATGACGCGCACTGATGAAGGCGTGATTTTCCTGCCTCATTCCAAAGTCAAAACCGCTTTCAAGGTTGATCGCTAATGCCGTTCATCGCTCCGCTTATTGAGGTAGGTATCGCTGCCGCTGCCGCTGTTAGCTCTTTCGTTGCCGCTACAGGTGCGATCGGATCGGCCATCATTGGCATCGGATTAAGCGTTGCCACAAGCTATTTGATCCAAGCGCTGACGCCGAAGCCTGACACTTCAACGACTGCATCAGGTTCGGAGTTATCCTTACAATATGGAACGAACGTTTCGCGCAAAGTGGCGATCGGACTTTGCGGAACGGCAGGGCATGACGTGTATGTGAATACATTTCTGCCCTCTAATCGGACGATGCAGCGCGTTTACGTGTTGTCGGATTTCTACACGTCCGGGTTAAACCGCGTTGCGATCGGCGGTGTTTACGTGACGCTTGGCCCTGATGGCGGGGATGGTTGGGGGTTTCCAGTCGCCACGCCAGCATTCAGCGGTTACGTGTGGATCAAATACTATGACGGCCATCAGACGACGGCCGATCCTCTGTTGCAGGCGTTTTCAAACCCGGCCGGGCGTTGGGCATCGAACAATATCGGTTTGGGCGTTTCGTATGTGATTGTTCGCGTCGATTTCGACAAAGATAACATGAACTCGTTTCCTGATCTCTTTTTCGAATTCGCAGGCGCACCGCTTTATGACTGGCGGAAGGATAGCAGCGCAGGCGGATCAGGTTCGCAACGTTGGAATGACGTTTCAACATGGGCTTTCACTGAAAACCCGGTAGTTGCAGAATATTGCTATCGACGCGGTTTCGCAGTCAACGGTGACGTTTTCTGCGGGATGGATATGCAGCCTAGTGACCTTCCCTTAGACAAGTACACCGCTGCGGCGGTTCTGTGTGATGAAAGTTCGTCGGTTGACGGGCTTCCGAAATATCGCGTTTCGGCGTTCCTCGATTGCATGGCTAATCACGGCGACAATATTAAAACGCTGCAACTCGCTTGCGGTGCGATGGCGGTTGACGCGCTTGAAGGGTCTTGGCCGATCGTCGGCAGCGCGCAGCCGTCCGTGATGACGTTTTACGATACCGATCTCGTTTCGACGGCTGGCAACTTCAAACGTACCGAATTGCGGTCAATGTCCGAGTTGGTGAATTCCGTTTCGGGCAACTTCACCGATCCGACGTTGGTATGGTCCGCCAACGGCTATAAGGAACAAACTGATCCGGTGTATCTAACGCTTGATCGTCGCACGCGCGATGTTGCGATTGACTTTCCGCAAGTTCGCAGCATGCGACAAGCGAATGATTTGGCGTCGCTCTATCTGCGTGAAAATCGCTATCAGGCAACCGCGACGGTCACGCTTCGCCCGCGCTTTCAGGTATTGGAGGTTGGCGATTGGGTTGATTGGGTGTCTGCTCGATACAACAACACCAAAACGTTTCTGGTGACTGCAAAGCAACTCGTTTCGCTCGAAAAGGGCGGGCCGCGCAACGTTATTTTGGGTTTGCAGGAAAGGCACGGTGCAATTTATGACAGTGCCGCGCCAATCATTCCAAGCTTTCCGTTGCCGAACGGTGCGCCCGTTTACATTTCCGAAGTCGATACGCTTACGGTGATCGCTGTTGCGTTGACCGGTGATGACGGGCGTGCGTTGCCGGGAATTCGTGCGAGTTGGAACGCGATCAACGATGTCACGGTGACTGCGGTTGAAGTGCAGTATTTTCCGACTGCTCAACCCGATGGCATTCTGTTGAAAACCGTTCCGGCTGCGGTCACGGTCGCGTTGCTTGACGGTGTGGTTGGCAATACGCAGTACACCGTTCGGACGCGCATCATCACCAATCCATCGCGGACAACCGTTTATGATGCTGGCGTAACTGTCACGACGTTGGATATCAAAACCGGTTATGCGGATTTGAATGCTGATATTCAATACAACATCACAACGTTGATGGGGCAGTTTCAAAACGATCTGGACGGTTTCAGAAACTTGGTGTCGTCGCTTGTCGGCAATCAAGATGGTAGGAATTGGCTTGATAAGAAAGAAATTCGCTCGCAATTGAATTCGGTTGCGGGAAATGCCAAGGCGTCGATTGCGACTTTGCAACAAGCCTTCACGGATGCTCAGACTGCTTTTGCGAACTATCAAGTTACGGTGTCGGCTGAATTCGATACGACAAATGCCAGCGTAACGACTAATAGCACCGCTATCGCTCAGTTGGATGGGTATGCCGCTGCGCAATACTCGATAACGCTGGACGTGAACGGCTACGCGACGGGCTTCAACCTGTTCAATGGTGGTGCTGGTATCAGTACGGCAACGTTCATCGTTGACAATTTTCGCGTTGCCCGCCCTGCGTCCGGTGCGGCTGGTACTCCAAAGAATATCTTCGCGATCGGCACGGTTGGCGGCGTTTCCACAATCGGCATTAGCGCAAGCATGTTTATCGACGGTACGATTACAGCAACGATGTTGAATGTGATTTCGTTGAGCGCGATCAACGCGAACCTTGGCACAGTTACTGCGGGCAAAATTCAAAGCCCATCCGGGAATTTCGTTATTGATGCCACCAACGAACGCATTGAGATTTGGTCATGACCACTCGCCGCGCTATCATTGGCAAATACGCGGATGGTGTGACCTATGGGTTGAAGACCGCATTGCCGGGCTTCGATGCGTTGACGGAAGGTGATAATTCGCCGAATTTGTCGTTCAATTCGAATTGGTCGGACATAGCACCGGTTTTGCAATCGGGTATTCTAACGTCCACCGGAACGTTCAGTGACGTTCTGATTAATGATCCCGGTTATGTACCGTATGTCGAGGCACGCAGGTTCGAAGCTGGCGCCGTTATTCACGATGATTATCTCTATGGTGCTCTAAACAAGATCGGTGTTGCTGCTTACTACAATCAGCGTTCACCGCTCACACTAAGAACGCAGTCGTTGACGGCCGGCGATCAGATGATTTATGTGATCTTCGGCGTCCCGGTGGTGCTGTCATGACCACAAGGCGGGTTGTGGTTGGAAAACGCGCGAATGGTGCCAATGGTCTTTTCGTTTCAAAGGTCGGCTTTGACGCGTTCAATACCCCTGATGCAAATCTAATACTGAATATCACTTCTAAGGTTTCAACGCTGCTGCTGATGGGCAAGGTTGGAAGTACGGCGACGATCGCGCTTGGTTTGTCACGATCGCCCATTGTTCTAGTGACCACTTTGAACCCGTTGAATTCCAATCTGCCCGGCTATAGCGGTTCAAGTGGACCGGCGCGACCTTCTCCATTCATGACGCTGACACCGGACGGTAGCGGCGGTTATGTCATCGGATCAACGCCACCCGCAACCGCAACCATCAACAGCAATGGTGCATCGCTGACGATCAGTTGCAGCGTTACGACGGTCTACGCAGTCTTTTCAAAGGCGTTCACATGACGACGCGGCGTGTTCTCATAACTCCCGGTGCGAGTTCACCACTGCGCGTATCAGTGGCCGGTGTGGACGCGTCCGGTGCGCAGTTCGATGACCTTCTGTTCGATGCCAATCAACCGCCGATGCGGCTCTATGTGAACGGGTGGGGCAGGGTGCCTTACACTCCAGTGGGCGATGGCAACATTTTGCAGTGGGTAAGGCTCGCGCTGTTGCCGTCAACGCCTGCCGGTACATTCCCTTTGTTCATGACGATGAACTATCAACCCAATACGTCTCAACCGGGCAGCGAGGGCGCTTATTTCGCAGGCAACTCGCCATATGGTGCAACGCCATTTTTCAGCGGGTCTAATGGCGCTGGTGGTGCTGTTGGCGATGGTTGGTTTACAGGAATTTCATTCTACAAACAAACCTTGCTGCCGTCCGGTCAGGTCTTTCCTAGCTACCCTGATCAAACCCACATCGCCTATGCCATCTTTAGGAATTACCAATGACACTCTTTGCTGTTCACGACGCAACCGGGATGCTCACGCAAGCGAACAAGGTTTATGATCCGGAAGGCTATGACAAACTTCTGGACGATGCGGGCCTTACCTATGTCGCGGTCGATACCAACACGCTACCAAGCTTCAAAGACTGGTATGTGAACGTATCGGCGAAAGAGCTAATCGAACGTCCGGTTATGCCGATCGAAATCAACAAGACCGTAATTAAAGCGGGCGGCATCGATAGCGCGCTCATCACCGGCATTCCGAAAAATGCAAAGGTCGTCGTCGCAGCGGTCAACACCGTCTTACACACGATCGATCCGCTTGACGCGACTGAACTTGAAATCGCAATTCCTGTTCGGTGCGTCTATCGCATTACGATTTCGCTTTGGCCCTTCAAGGATCAGACAATTTCGATTGAGGCAATCTAGATGAAACTCGTTATCGATCCGATGCCCGCGCTTCGCGAAGTCGCAACCCTTCGCGTCAACGAATATTTTAACACGCTAGCAATCAACAATGTTCATCGCGATCAAGCACACGCGCAGAAACGCGAATGGGCGAAATCCGGGCAACTCGATAAGCTTGCACCGGAAGCAACATTGCGCGGAATGCAGCCCAACGACTTCGCAACTGTCATCGCCAGCAAGAGCGACGCCGCAGCGGATCGCGAGTTGTGGCGGCAAACCATTCTGTTGCGGATAGCAGCCGCGCAGACACCCGAAGAATTGGACGCGGCAAGCCAAATCGGGTAAGTGGTAAGCGCCGCTTGCCATGTGGTCAAGCGACGTATCGGGGACTTGCCCAATGCCGCTTAATTCCTACAGCACCGGTACGGTGACGATCGGTGCGGGTGCAACAACGATTGTTGGCGCCGGTTGCATATGGTCGTCGCCTAACGCGCGCCCAGGTGATATTTTCTATTGCAATGGCTATTCGACCACGATTGAAGATGTGGTTGATAACACTCATTTGGTCATTGAGGCATGGCCGTTCGGCGCGATTGCTGCCGGTTCAGCGTACAAGATTTTGCAGATTTCACCGCTTCGTTTTGCCGGCGGTCAGGCAATGGCGGACGTGTCCGCGTTGGTTGCGGCGCTGAACACGAACGGCTTTTATGTTTTTGTGCCGTCTACTGCAACCGTTCCTGATCCGTCATATGGCGAAGATGGTCAGTATGCGTTTCAAGCTTCAACCGGCAAGCTTTGGGTGAAAGATAGCGGTGCGTGGAACTTTCTCGGTGTGTACAAAGGGTTCAATATTCGAGGTGCGTACGATAACGCGGCTTCGTATGCCGCAAACGATGTCGTTTATAGCGCCGGTTCATCATACATTGCGATTGCATCAACGACCGGCAACGCCCCGCCTAATGTAACATATTGGGCGTTGCTCGCGAGCGTTGGAAATACTGGCCCTTTGTCGCTCAATCCGGTTGCTGCATGGGTCACGGCGCATTCATATGTTGCTGGCCCTCCGGCTGATTATGTGACCATCAACGGTTCGTCCTATATGTGCCTTGTGGCCCATATGTCGGGGGTATTTGCGACCGATCTTGCTGCTGGTAAGTGGGGCTTGGTTGCCCAAAAGGGCGTGGACGGAACTAACGCGCCGACATACGGCGGTACGTCCACAACGTCAATTGCGATCGGCACCGGATCAAAAGTGTTCACGACGCAAGCCGGGCTCGCCTATCAGAACGGCGCCCGCGTCCGCGCTTCATCCGGTGTCAACTGGCTTGAAGGCGTTGTTATATACAGCGGAACGACGCTAACAATCACCGCTGATAAGACGAATGGAAGCGGCACGTTCACTAGCTGGACGTTCAATGTCGTTGGGCAACCGGGCGCGGGCGATCTTTCAAGCGCAAACAATTTGTTGGATGTTGCTAACGTCAACACTGCTTTAATCAATCTTGGTGGTGTTAGTTACAACACGGACCAAGGCGCGACGGCTGCGCAAAAAGCGCAAGCACGCGCCAACATAGGCGTTCTAAAGAGGAACTACATCATCAATGGTGCGATGATGGTCAATCAGGAAATCGGATTGGCGGCTGTCTCCGCCGCAGGAGCTTTTCCTGTTGATCAGTGGCAAATGGCGACGTTCTCGCCGACCACGGCGACGTTCAGCGCAGCGCAAATTGCTTCTGTCAGTCCAGCGGGATCGCCAAATCGCCTGCGTGTTACCGCTACGGCTTCGCAGAACACGGTTGGCTCGTCTCTCATCTATATTCAGCAAGCAATCGAAGGAAAGCGTGTAGCTGATTTGCAGTGGGGAACTGCAGCAGCGAAAACAGTAACGCTTTCTATTGGTATGAAGCCGCCTATCTCAGGAACTTACGTCGTTCAACTCAACAACTCTGGCGGTTCTTCAACTGCTGTTGGAACGATCACGATAGCCTCCGGTGAAGTCGGCACGGACGTAATCAAGCTTGTCACGCTTGCCGGAATTACAACCGGAACATGGCTAAAGGACAACGGGATAGGCATGGTGGTGCAACTGTTCCTTATGCATTCATCACAGACAGCGAATGTCTTTTCAACTAGCTCAACTGGCACCTTTGAGTTGTTCGACGTTGATCTTTACGAAGGCAGCGCCTCGCGGTCGTTTACCGTTCCAGATTTCCATGAAGAGTTGCGGCAGTGTCAGCGCTACTATGAGAAGTCATTCGACTACGCAACTCCCCCCGGCACAGCGACGCCAAACGGGGCTGATAGCATTTTCTTTAGCAATTCTGGCGCGACAAGCAACGGCGGCGGAATGTCTCCAAGGTTTAAAGTACCAAAGAGGGCTACGCCTACAATCGTGACTTACTCAGAAACCACCGGAGCCGCAGGAAAGATAAGAGACCGTACGAACGCTGTGGATGTCACACCTACGGTCGATCTCATCGGCGAAAACGGGGCACGTGTTTTCGCCGCTGTCACCACCAACACAGGTTGTGCGCTTTCATGCCACTGGACCTCTAGCGCGAGAATGTAACATCATGTCCGAATATCAGCTTACCGAAACGGCGATCGTACTTCGCATCGCTGACAGCGCCTTCATTCCGAATGATCCTGACAACACGGATCGTCGGATTTACGAAGAATGGCTTGCGGCCGGAAACACGCCTGTCCCGTACGTTGCGCCGCCTGCGCCCGTGCCGACCTTTTGCACCAAGCTTGGTCTAAAGCGGGCGTTCGATGAACTAGGGCAGTGGGCGACGGTTCGGGCCGCTATTGCCGCTAATGCGAACACTCAAGAGGAATGGGATTTAGCGACCGAAATCAAGCGGGTTGATCCGCTTGTGCAAGGCATGATCGCGGCCCTTAGCCTGACCTCGGAACAGGTTGATAATCTGCTCATTCGAGCCAACGCGCTTGTGTAGCCGATTTTTCCACTTGGAAAGAACTTGCCGGGTGGAAAGTGTTGGCGGTTGTGGTATAGTCTTGCGGTAATTCTAGCGGTGGTCAAGCGATCATCGCAACAATCACCGCAAGGAATTCAGCAAATGACCGTCGCATCTATTCGCTCGAAAAACCCCGGCGCAATGTGGGGAATTAGCGGCAAACGCAAGTCATCCGACAAGTTCGCGCCGACAACGAACAAGCTTGCGGTGAAGTGGGGCAGCGTCCAAACCGAATATCTCAACGACGGTTTGAACCAAGGCAATAACATCGCCTATTTCCCGTCGTTCATGCAGGGCATTTGCGCGCAACTCGAAATGTGGCGCACGTCCGATCACTACAGAAACAAGAAATTCAAGGATGCAATCGCGATTTGGGACGGTGGTAACAACACCGCGTCTTATATCGCATACTGCAAAGCGCGCGTTCCCGGCCTGACCGAAAACACCGTCATGGATGACGCGTTTTGGAATTCGCCGATGGGAATTGCGTTCCTCAAAGCGCAGGCTGGTCACGAAGCCGGGCAAACTTACCCCGCTGCGGATGCCGATTGGATCGAAGCACAGCGCCGTGTGTTCGCGAACAATCCGCCGCCGATGACTGCCGCGCCCGTTGTCGCAACGCCAACCGCCCGCGTTGATGAAACGCTGCGCAGCTATCAGGCGGCTTTGATCGGCTTCGGCTACCACGAAGTTGGCGAGGCTGATGGCAGGATCGGCGGGAAGACGTTGGGCGCAATCAAAACGTTCTTCACCGATCGCGGCATTGATAGCCCGGCCACGTATCCGTCAAGCGCACTCGCGCCCGCGATCGTCGCAGCCGACGCGGAAGGCTGGCACCGGCCGATTGCACCGGCTCGCGCGTTCAAGACCGAAGACGATCTTGCGGGCTCGCTCGCGTCGCTTCCCCCGGCCAAGAATGCGTCATTGATCAGCCGGATTACCGGATGGTTCAGCGGCGCGGCTGCGGTCGGTGGCGGTGCGTTGAAATTGCTTCCCGATACGCATGACGCGGTTGCGCCCTACAAAGACATGGTTTCGGATTGGTTCGGTGCGGTGCCCGGCTTCGCGTGGTTCGGCATTGTCGCGGCAATCGCGGTCGTGACTGCGTATCAAGTCAACAAGTCGAAGTCGGCGACCGTCGCGGATTATCAGCGCGGAAAGATTAACTGAGGGCTGTTCGATGTGGTGGTTTGAATGGCTTTGGAACCATGTGCCTTGGTACGTGCCCGCAATCCTGATCATTATTGCGATCGGGTTTTGTTGGCAGTGGATCGCGCCGATTTGGCTGATCCTGCCAAGTTGGGCGCGGTGGTCGGTCGCGTCCACAATCGCGGTGTTAGTCGCGGTTCAGTACGGGCGCAATCGCGGCGTTGCCGGTGAACAAGCCCGGCAGAAATCCTTGAACGAACACGCGACCGAACAAAGGGATAAGATCAATGCGACTGTCAAAGCTATGCCGCCCAATGCTGTTACTCGCGCTCTTGAGCGGAATGGGTGGATGCGCGACTAGCGCGGGGATTTGCACTTTCGGCTATATGTCGGCGTCCCATAAGGACACCGACGACACCACGCGGCAAATCTTGTCCTATAACACCCTGCTACAGCATCAGGGATGCCCGGCAAACGCCGCGCCCGCCAAGAGCACCGAACCGCCGCCCGACGATCGCGGCCCGCTGCCCGGCCTTCGCTGGCCTTTCGCGCGGCATCCCAAAGCAGAAGGCCCGGAGTGATCCGGGCCTTTTTCTTACGCTTCAATGATCCGTTTCAACAGCGCTCGCATTTCAAGCGTGGTTTCGGCGAAATAGCCGTCACGGTTCACGATCCTATGCGCGCAACGTGCCTGTAGGTCGGGAATGTATCGCTCCGTTTCCGGTAGTGCGATGCCGCGAAATCGTAACCCCGGCCGAATGAATGCGATCGTTTCCGCGCCCAATTCCTTCATCATGTCGAATTCGTCAAGAAAGCGGATGTTGTCAACGATCACGTGCGCGCCGGTTGCCATGTTCTTTGCGATATCGATACGCATTTGATTAATCCAGATGTTGCGACCCATCCGGTTGCGCCCCCATTCGACGCCTAGCGTATCGGCAGCAAATCGGACGGTCTTGCCGTCCAATTCCCGCAACGGTTCATCCCATCGCGCCTTGTTATACATGATGTCACCGGGCACGATCGCGGAAAGCATATCGAAGATCGGCTTAGCGAAGTTCGTTTGACAGATCGGCAGCGAGATAAACGACGTTGCAGGGTTGAAGATCGCGGACGCAGTAACGGTTGACTTGCCCGCGCCTTTGAAGCCGCAAAGACCGATTAGCTTAGATTTGGTCATTTGCGCACCGCATGATATCCGGCAAGAATAGATTTCGCGAAATCCTTCGTGCAACGCCAACCGTCATGCATGTAGGAAAAGCAATTATCGATCGGGTTCCAAAAAACTGTTAGTTTCCTGTACTCGCACATTCTCGCTTTGTCGTCTCTCGCGGTTGCTTGTAAGTCGTCAAGCGTGACCGGTAGCGGCGTTTTCATATGATCAGCTTCCTAGCTTGTTTTCGATTAAAGCATTTGCGAACATCATAACGTCGTCATCCGTAAACTCGTTCTTTGCATAGTTATAGATATTGCAAACGAGTTGAATGTTCGAAATGCTGTATCCCTTTTCATTCTTAATGCGATCAACAGCGGGCCCAAATGGTCGCTTTCCTTTTCCAGTAGTCAAATCAAACGGAATTCCGGTTTGCTTGCATTTCCATTCTTGCAATTCGAACAAGAGAAACAACAATTCGCTTGTTAGCGAAAAATCTAGATCACGACTTCTACGTTTCGCGTGAAACTTGACGTTGTTAAAAATCATGCTGACACGCATTTTCTTATTTGTTTCTCTTGCGCGCCGTTGTCGCTCCCGATTGATTTCGTAATGGTCCGGTTTTGTTACACGTCGTTTGGCGAGATATTGACGACTTTTAGCGCTAGAACACGGCTTGCAATATGTTTTCGGTTTTCCCTTGTTTATCGAAAACTGTTCAAGCGGTTTTGTTTCTTTGCATCGAAAGCACTGCTTAACACTCATATGATTAGTTTCCGGGCTTCCTCGACATAATAGCGATAATTCACGTTGGCGAAATCGAACGCGTCCGCGTTGTTGCATTCGGCGACAAGCCAACCGGCTTCAAACGCCGTTACACGATCCTCATATTTGCTCTTGTTTTTTGTGCAAACGGTCGGATCGTGTTGCCAGCCGTTTGCGTTCATCACGCGCAAATAATCGGCTTCGTTGACGCCGTTAGCTTTCTTAAACGCTCCGTGCTGTGCATTGCCGGGCAAAGAAGGTGGGCTGATCTTGCGCAGCGCCGCGCCTTGATTGGCGACGTAGTAGCGCGACGTTCGTTGCAATTCGCTGTTGCCCAACATCAGCCGATCGGATCGGCCAACTTTCGCGCGCAACATGAAATCAAACTTGTTCGTGTGCGCGCGAATGAAAACTTCCGGGGGGATGCCGTGAACCATCGCGGCAACAGCAGCCATGATGCTGATGCAATTGCCTAGGTCTTTGTGCCATGCTGGCGGTTGGCTTTCGCTGATGCTTTGCGCGTAGTTCAGCGGATCAGGATGCCAATAAGCGCCTTTCTGCTTTAGCTTGCCCTTCAAATCTTCGGCGACGTAGTTGTTTACATCCCTGATCCACATACGACGATAGCGAACGTCTTCAAGCGTCAAGCAAGTGAACGCTTCCCAACGCTTCCGGATTTCGATCGCCATCGGTTCATAGTCGCGATGGATGCGGTACGTAATGCCGTCCGTGTTGGCTTGGATGATTTGCAGGGTGGGGACGGCGAGCAACCATTCCGCCAACATGCAAAGCATTAGTTGGCAATTGATGGTGATCGTCATGGTGTATTGCGGATCATAGAAACAGCTATATGGGCTGTTGCTCTTTCCGTACACGCCATTACCGGCAAGCTTTAGGCTGTTCGCTTCAACGCATTTCTTGCCTTTGCGCTTCTGCCATTCTTTGCGTTCGGGTTTCAGCTTCCCATACTCGCGCACGTAGGCATCACCCAAATGCGCGGGCGCAACACCGTTAGCTACGGCTGCGGACGGATAGTAGCCTTCAACGTCAACATCAACGATCCACCATTCATCAGTCGCGATGATCCGTTGCGGCGTGACGCTTGCGTGAATGCCACCCGTCCCAAAGTGGAAATCCAAGCCGCCAACGTTTGCCTTGACGCCTTTCAACACGCCTTTTGTCTGGATGATGCCGGTGGGCTGATCCTCGATATAAACTTCGTCTTCTGTAACCAAGTCTTCCGGTTTCAAAATCTGTTGTTTCATCCACGCTAGG